AAAAACACTACACTGATAAAAACGAACATCCAGAAGATAGAATCTTTGCGGTTAAAAAGTTTATAAATGAACTTTCAAATGTGCAAGATTTTTATTTCAATCAATTATTATTAGAATTAAATCTTAATGATGACGCGCACGATTACTTGTTCGATTTTATTTTTAATGAAGACAAAGAAATAGAATTTGAGGATTATTTAGATGGTTTGGGTAAAAAATATGAAAATTTATTCAATGGATAAGAGTTTCTTTTTTTATTTTGTATATCCTTTTGATACCGGATTGAAATGGCATTCATGGCTATTTAGAGTTTTTAATTTAAATTATAAAAATTCAAATTATAATGAACGAGGATTTAGAATATTTGGATTTACTTTCATATGGACGAAAAACTAATAAACGACATAACAAAATTGACTGATGAGTGGTATCGTTTAATAGGTAAAGATCATCATAAAGATAGAGATTGTCATTGGTATATAAACACTAAATGGTCTTATGGAAATTCTCCGATTTATGTTGTTGAACATTATGGTTATGTTCATGATGATGTAAGCATAGAATGCGAAACGTATGAAACAGCATTAATTGCATTAAAAGAAGAACTAAAATATGCTATAAGGAAAGAAAATATTTCTGATGAAGATTTTGAATGAAAAAAATGCTTTGATTTTTTTGGGCGATAACCATGGCGCATGGAATTCTATGTTGTTTGATATTGATAAGAATAGAATAGAAAACGCGTATATAATATCTGTGGGAGATTTGGGTATAGGCTTCGAACAATCTGAAGAATATAAAGATAAACTTTATAATGGATTGAATTCTTTTTTTGAGGAGAAAAATATTAATTTTTATGGTATTAGAGGGAATCACGATGACCCTAAATTTTTTAAGGGTGATGATAGAATTCAATTAAGTAATTTTGAAATGATTGAAGATTATTCTATTTTTCAATATGGTGATAAAAAAATTCAATTAATAGGTGGTGCTATATCAATTGATAGAACGGGAAGACAAGAGGGAGTTTCTTATTGGGAAGATGAAGGTGTCGTATTCGATAAAGAAAAATTGCAAAGAGTTGATATTATGGTAACACATACCGCTCCGTCTTGGTGCTTTCCACAACAATTTAATGAAATGGTTTATGGATGGGCGAGGGAAGATGCGTATCTTATTAAAGATTTAAGTGATGAGAGGTCTGTAATGGATGAAATATTTAAGGTATGCCAGCCAAGGTTTCATGTTTATGGTCATTTCCATTCATCTTGTACCGAAAGAATTAATGGATGTGTTCACAAGCTCCTTGACATTGATGAATTTTTCGAGTATCGTTGATTTATGTTTAAATATTATAAACCAATCATAGGTCTTTTCACTATTTCAATTGCTTGTATTTGTTTTTATTTTTCACCAAACGTATATACCGATTTAACATTAGTTGGTTTAATTATTGCGGCTTGGTTCTATAATAGAAAATGAAAGTTGATTTGCCGGTGGAGGAAGGTTATTTCAATATAACCTCTTCATTGTTTTGTGGTTTGGAGTGTTTTTTAATAACACCGCAAATAGATGCGAAATGGAATGATAAAAATTTACATTTCAGATCTTTAATTTTAGATAAAGAAAAAAATGTATTGTCTTGTGGATTTCCCAAATTTTTCAATTATGGAGAAAAACCAGAATGTTACCCAGACCCGCTTAAATATAACGATTGGAAAATTTTAAATAAAATTGATGGATCTTTGGTTATTGTGGATTTTATAAATGAAATCTTTTCAATGAGAACCCGAGGGACGGTTTCATATAAACACCAAGATAATTATAAAGATTTTGAAATTTTACCGGAAAAATACCCTTTTATTTTTGATTTCTTAAAAAGAAATCAAAAATATTCTTTGTTATTTGAAATACTAACACCAAATAATGTTATAGTTGTTCGGCCAAAAAAAATAGAATTTTATTTTTTAGGAGCAGTTAACAAAGAAAATTTAAAAATAGTTAGTGGCGAAGAGTTGACTTCTATTTGGCGGCAGATAGGCTGTGTTCCTGTTCCAGATCAATATGATTTTGGTTCTAAAGTAGATTTAAAAATTCTATATAATACCATCAAAGAATGGAAGGGAAAAGAGGGTATCGTATTAGTTTATAATAACGATCAAAATAGAATAAAGTTTAAAAGTGATTGGTATTGTTTCATACATAGAATTAAATCACAATTAAAATCAACCAATAATCTCGTGGAATATTATATAGATTTAAATTTTCCGATATATGAAGATTTTTATAAAAAAATAGAAATAGATTTTGATTTCGAATTAGCGGAACAATTAAAAGATGAAATCATTGCAATTTGCAATGCTGGAGAAAAAACAAAAAAAGATTTAGATGAAATTAAAAATTTTTGTTTACAACTAAAAAATTTAAAAACCAGAAAAGAACAAGCGGAATATATAATTAAAACGTACGCCGCTAAAAATAAAACGCAATATGCTTTCAGTATAATCGACGGTAAAGACATACAAAAAAATCAACTAAAAAAATTAATTTGTAGTAATTTATAATATATATGAAATATAAATATTATTATGTCTACTCCGACTTTAATAGAGGAACTTTATACCGATAAAGAGTGTAAAACTATTAAAGAATTATTTTTAGAGGATACCAGAAATAGATTATCATTAAAAGAAGCAATTGGTAATAAAATCATAATAGAAAAAGATAAAATATTAACATCTAACGCTTTGGATATTATTTGTTTATTATGTTTAACAGCTAAATTTGCTGTATCAGAAGATGAATGCCACAGAATCGCAATAACAGTATATCAGTTTTTCGATAAACCAAACAATCAAATACCATCTCTTATAACAGATGAAGGATTGATTTTTGCTTCTAAAACATTGACTGCTTTATCTTTCAGAGTTAAAGCTATGGAAAAAAGATGGAAATATCATGGCGCACCATCACCATCATTTTATAGAAAAGTTTCAAAAACAATATTTCAAAGTAATGGTCAAAAAGACATAGCAGCCCATCATGAACAATGGGAGGGTTTTTTGGGTGAAATTTTTATTTGACTTTTTGATTAAAAACAGTATTATATTTATAGATGCACACAGCAAAAAACGAATATAAAACCGGAAAAAATGCATCTAGAAGATAAAGATCCCAACAGCAAAAATATATTTTTTACTGTGGCTCCACGCCACCCAAAAAATGGATCTTGTTAATAAAAAAATTATGAATACCCTTATAGAAAATCTTGAAATAGAAACTAATAACACAAAAACCGAAAATGGAGCGATTACGAAAAAATCGTCTTTATCTTCCTTGGTAGATTTTTTTGGTTTGGGGGGTTCTATGCGAAATTCTTCTGAATCCGATATTATTTTATTGTTCGGAAAAGCCTTCGCTGCTGATAAATTATCAGCATTAAAAATACTTTTTTATTTGAGAGATGTTAGAGGTGGTCAAGGCGAACGAAGATTGTTTAAAGTCATAATAAAATGGTTGGCTAAAAACTATCCGGATATTTTAAAAAATAATTTAGAATTAATTCCTGAATATGGAAGATGGGATGATTTATTTATTTTAGAGGGTACAAAAGTTTGGAATGATGTTTTGAATATACTGAATAATGAATTCAACCAAATGCTTCAGCAAAATACGAAATCTTTGGCTTGTAAATGGTTTCCTTCTATTAATACATCTTCCAAAGAAACAAGAAGACTTGCGAAGATTCTTTGTGAATATTTTGGCATTTCTGAAAAACAATATAGACAAACTTTATCAAGAACTCGTGAGTATATTAAAATCGTGGAGCGCGACATGTGCTCAAATAATTGGAGTGAAATAAATTATTCAGCAGTTCCATCAAAAGCATCTTTGATTTATAAAGATGCGTTTTTAAAACATGATAAAGAAAGATATGATCAATTCATTTCCGATGTAAAAAAAGGAAAAACAAAAATCAACGCATCGGTAACATATCCTTATGAAATTGTTGGTAAAATTCTATATTCTAATGATGAATCTGAAACATTAGATGTTGTATGGAATTCTCTTCCTAATTATATGGAGAGTGATCAACAAAACGCAATC